GCCAAATCATGTGCCAAGGTGCAGCAATGACATCGCCGCCATCCTTGACGGCTGCCATGCCGCCGATAACTGGCACTGATGGAGCGTCGACGTCAACAATGACATCCACTACATCGCCGCTGATGGGATCGACAAATAACACAGTGTCGCCATCCTGGACCGCCATGGCGTCGCCGAATACTACATCTGCAATATCATCACCTCCATAATAGGATGGTTCCGGTGTGGATCCATTATCAAATGATATAGAATCCGAGATATACCCCGCGGATATATATTCGCCGATAATGATAATATCCATATCAATGTCAGATTCCATGTACTGCATAATCTTCTTCTTTTTTTTATTGGTGCCGCGCCGGGACTCGAACCCGGCGAACTACCGAACTAGTACGGCTATTAATTTATTAAAATAATTTATCGGCATCCCTGAAGAGCTGCCATAATACGATATCCAAGGGGTCGCCGGTAGGGCACACAGTAGAAGCGTCGGCGACGCTGGTTAACTCTGAGTCTGTAAATCGGTGCTCCAGATCAGGCGCACCGCAAAAGTCCATAATGGCAAATAAGAGGTCGCCACATTCGCCAAATGTACATTTCCCATCGCTGGCATCCATTGCCACGTATTTATCAATGCGCTCCATAATAGCCGATAATAGAGCCGCCGCCACCCTATAGGATTTAATCCTCTTATCCTTATAGCGGCGATAGATGCTGATAAGTGAGAGGATGGACCACTCCGAGAAATAACTCTCATCAAAAGAGATCCCTTGAATACTGCAAAGAGTCTCATGATCCTGGCAGTATGCCATACAGTCGTTAATAGTCATGATCAATAAATTTATAGTTAATATTAAGTTGTGCCGTCCGGGGCATCGAACCCCGGAGGCTGCCAAAAACCAGCAACGGCGATAGTAGACCTTAGCCTCGATCTATCACTGTACGGCGTCCATGGTCGTAATATGTCCGCGCCTCCACGATGTACCCGCTGTCGTCAGACAGCCAATAATCGACAGACGAATCAATAAGGCAACCGCCCAAATACGACCGTCAACGTATGATTCAGAAACCAAATCATCGAATGCCACCTCTTCTTTATCCTGAATCATAAATTCAGGCTCTTCTTCGTCGGCGTGCAGCTTCTTGCACGCTGCCAAAAATTCTTCCTTATCGCTGTAGTCATCCAGATCAAGCCATGCACCGGATAAATCGCCATGATTATACTTGGCATAAGTACCTACGTAAACACTACCTAACATAATTATCTCCTCCTATATTTTTTAATGAATCCCGGCTATACCCCGCCGGGAAGGGATTGATATTTATAAATTAATCTTAGTCGTTATCTTGATCCAGTTGCCCGGTTTACCACCGCGGGGGGCGTCGTTGCCATCGGCATACTTAAGCCCTAAGTTGGCAAGTAGTCTAATTACGTCACTTGTGTAGTCTAAGTTCGTAGTATAACGTCCGGATCCAGATGTATAACACGGTCTAATCAGTTCGCCGGTAGCAATGGCGTTATTTACCATTCTGTACGCTACAGTGCCCTTCAGGCTGCGATGGTTGCTAGCATTTACAAGGGCTTCCATTCTCTTAATAATCGTTGTAAGTTTCATAATTATATAATAGATTAAAATGCGATGATTGTAAATAATATGGTAATCATAAGGGCTGCAATAGCCTTAATGTCGTTAATAGCGGCTGACTTATAATCGCCTGTCTCATTCGGCTGATCCTTCAGGATAATGTAAGAGGATACGACGGCGTACAACATACACAGCGGTAATGATGCTGTAAGTTGGATGCCATTCATGGCGATCATGTAAGCTGTAATAGCAATCGCAATAGTCATAGCTGCGTAAGTACTGGCAGTGGTAATCTTGTGGACCATTAGCCAATTTGATTTACTTGTATTCATAATTTATAATTTAATATCTACCACTAAAACCGAGTGGCGCGGCTTCTTTTCTTTATCTGTCCCAAAGGTACACTTTTTTCATGATTACTTGCAAGCGTTTCGCCAATTATTTTTCAAATAAATATGCATTTTAGTGTGGTAAATCTGACACAGTGCAGATACTGCAACAATAGTGTTGTATATGTGCCACAAATATGTATTTATTTTGACATCACCCCCAAAAAAAATAATAATGATCTGTCGTTATGTTGGCAGCTCTCATCAGCTCGGATGTCTGGGAGGATTGCCACCGGTGGCAGCTCTCATCACCTCCATTACTACCATTGACTACCTGTTGTTATAATGGTGCTGCTACCATCGGCGACAGTTGATCAATTACGATGGCAGCTCTCATCAGCTCGGATGTCTGGGAGGATTGCCACCGGTGGCAGCTCTCATCACCTCCATTACTACCATTGACTACCTGTTGTTATAATGGTGCTGCTACCATCGGCAACAGTTGATCAATTACGATGGCAGCTCTCATCAGCTCGGATGTCTGGGAGGATTGCCACCGGTGGCAGCTCTCATCACCTCCATTACTACCATTGACTACCTGTTATTATAATGGTGCTGCCACCATCGGCGACAGTTGATCAATTACGATGGCAGCTCTCATCAGCTCCGATGTCTGGAGACGTCGCCACTGATGGCAGCCGCCATGTAGTCGAGGGCTGCAAGGGAGAGGATCACAACGTCAGCCGCCGCCCCCCGCCGTGGATCCTTGATCTCCCAGCACTCCCATAGATGCACCGGCGCACCGGTTCAGCGGGACCGCAGGGCACCCAGAGCGGGGGCGACGGCGGGGCATATATGCAGCACAAGGGGGCGCATCGTGCGCACCACAGGTGCATAGCGTGGCGGCTGCTCTCGCTCGTGAAAAAAGCGGTTTTTGACCCTGACCTCCCATGATTTTCAACCTTTTGTTACACCCTAAAGATGTAAGAAAAATCATTACAAATGGTGCAAAACGGTATTTAAATACGGTTTTTGGATAATGAATAAATATGCAATAAGAAGAAATGTTCTATTGGACGAAAACGGACAAAATATAAAGGTTAAAATATAAATATGAATTAAGTTAAATCGCACGACAAAAAACCGCCGACATTCCTCACGGAATTATCGACGGTCAAACAGCAATACCTATGATAAACTTTTCAGAAGATTCTTCATGTCACCACGAATCTCCTCCATAAAGCCTTCGACTCGCGAAAGCCGCTCCTCTACAACACGCTTTTCGCGGAAAGAGGTATCCAAATCCTCGAGGATAGCGTCACATTGTCCTATTCTCTGCTTGTGCATATCGAATGATGCGATAGCTTGCTCCGACTGAGAACGCATTGCCTGGACCTCGCGAATGAGTGAATCGGCCTCGGTAGACAACACGATATCGCCGGCGAAGGTGATTGATGATGTCTCCGGAATGGCGTAGGTCTGTGTCTGCCCTTCAGCTTCAATCGTTATATCAATCAGCCTGTTCATGGTCGGTGCCATCTGTCCCGGCTTTGCCGGCTCTGGATAGGGAGAACCTACGTTTACGACCTTTCCTTGCCGTACTGTCATTTGCGACTTGTTCAGGATCTGAACCAAGTGTCCCGCTCTCAACTCTCTGAATTGTATGCTCATTGTCTTCTTCGTTTAAGGGTTGTAGAAGGAGCGTTATCGCTCCTTCAATAATTCATGCCGTCGTGGTCGTTGTCTTCAATGCCGCGATAAGCGTCTCATTCTGCTTCAGCTGGCTAAGCTCCAATCGCGCATCGTTGTAACGCTGCTGAAGGTCTTGATTCCAGTGACAGTTCAACGTATCGATGATACGCTGTGTGTTGGCATTCCCGGCATTGATTATCTCGCAAGTCTGAGCCTGTGTTGCGTAACCAATGTTGGAGAATCCCTGCTGAAGCTGATTACCGATAAAGGTAAATGCCTGCTGTGTCTGTGTGCCAAGGCCGTTGATAGCATTAGTAATGACACCGGTCTGCTGACAGTTCTGGAGCTGATTTTGATAACCCATCTCGAGAATTGCAGTCTTAGTGGCACAGCAGCACTCCTGTAACTTACTAACAATCGAAGCATCGCCAAGGTTCACGGCGTTGATAACTCTTTCCGCGCTGAAGCCAACTTGACCGGCTACTTTGTCTATTCCGGCTCTCACATCGCACACGGCGTTCTGCAAAGCGTTGAAATCGCAATTCAGGTTGGATGCAAGCTGACCAATGGCCGTTGCGTTTCCTCTGATAGCCTCCATCACCAAATTGGAGTTCTGGTTGTCGGAGAGCTGACTGCGAATGGCTGCCAACTGATTCTGCATTTCAATGTTCTGCTGTCCCTGGCCATTACCGTCTGCGCCCCAGCCAAACTGACGGAAGAGCATCATAAACATGATATAAGCGAACGGATTATTCATCCAGTTGCCTCCCATACCGCCATTCATCATGGCTGCCATTGCCATTGGGTCGGTCTTCTCCTGATTGAGCAACGCTGCCATTGCCAGCGAATTGTCCTGCGAAGGATGATTGTAACAATACACCTTCTCTGTCATTTTCTCATCTGCCATAATATTATGAAGATTAAGTCTCTCCCAATATCGGGATTGACACAAAGGTTGGTGTTATCGGGTTGCTTCGGTAATAATACGTTGCTTTAATGTTGCGTATTCTTTGCGAATCTGACACGATTGCATCCGAAACGACCAACTATTCATCTCGCGGACTTGAAGGCCGTGGCGGAGCTTATTTATGGCTTGGCGTGACATTGACAGCCGACTGGCTATCTCAATATCGGTAAATCCGACTTCGGAGAGCATGGATATAAGAAGTGAGCGGGCAGAAGTCGCGGCCTCGGCTCGTGATGAAAGAAGGTGATCGACGGTAACGCCCAATCCGCTAGTTACACATTCAATCGCCTTATCGAAAAGAATTTTATTAATCTGCATGAACAATACCTTTCATAATTTGTTTTATGAGCGGTATTAGTTGATGGATTTTTTTATAGAAGTTGAAAAAGTAGTAGTTCGTTGAAGGCTGCAATCGTGAGATTGTGGCCTTTTCTTTTTAAATGAAGATGTCCCGACAAAGCGGGACATCATTTTCATTCTCCCTTACGTCGTTTCCGGACATAAGAGACTATGCATAAAACCAACGGAATGGCCTCCAATACGGTTGCAAAAATAAGAAATGGGAAGAATTTTATGCAAACCTTCTGGTAAAAAGATAGTTTTTTTTCTACCTCGACAATCTTAGGCTCTGTAACGACGCTCTTTATCACTGTCCGTGGCACCTCGACGAATATTGGATTTTGCGGGAAAATGAAAAGGGAATGGCATAGCAGACCATTGCTCCAGCGTGCCCACGATGCACCATAAGCGTTTCGCAAATATGATACTGTGTCGCTGGTAGCGATGCTGTCACGATAGGGCACAAGCTGAGTCTGTACCAATGTATCTACGATGTTGATGGTCTCGACAACCGTCTTCTCCACCGGTACATATCGCGTCTGTCTGCATGAGAGCAGCACAAACATCAACATGATAAGCAATAAGATGTGTAATACCTTCTTCATAGTCATAATCAATTTATTTTAGTCTGTCTCTGTCCATCTCTGAGCATCCCACTCGCGGCGAATCACAAGCCCGGGCATAACTTCCCCACCGCACTTATTCCAACGACGAAACTGGCGTTGAATCTCTGCAACAGATGCCTTGCTGCGAATGCGTTTGAGCAGCGTTGATGTCCGGAGCTGTCCGATGCCGATATTAAAATTAAGATCAACCAATGCATCAAACTGACCCTGCGTAAGATTGGGGAGCCCCAGCCGACTTACTTGAGATTCTGAATCGGATAGGTCATCGCGGAGCAATGCTTCAGCTTGTTCCTCAGTTATCGTATCTGTTATCTTCACTCCGGATGTATGGCCGTAACCGATAGTCAGCTTCCCCTTCTTATCACGGTAAGCCTTCAGGTAAAGTCCTTCACGCTCCTTCAGGAACGCAATCATCTTATCACTCACTCTCATTTTGATTCCTCCCCGACTGTTTTATCGTTATTATCTTCCTTACCGCCAAGATAAGTGGCGAGGTATGGTATCTTTTTCACAAATTCAACGCTGACAACATAATAGAGGAAACTGATTACACGACGTCCCAGTGTTCCTGAAGGGAGGAGTGACTTTACGTTACGAAGGATATTGACGCTGTAGAAATAGATGACTGAATATGTAACAAACGAGACGCATTGCAAAGCCCCATCAGGGTTACCCTTGTGCTCTCCGACCCAGTAGATACAGCACACAAGGAGAAAGAATACAGCAGCTTCAGTAATGCACCTAAATGCCTTTTTAAGTTTGAAACTCTGTCTCTCAACAATCAAGGCCGCAAGTAGCCCACAAAGGAAATTGATTGTGAAGATAGCAAACAATGTCTGGAACTCTCCGTCGAGTGGACGAAGGTAAGCCAGAATGCCCGAAATAATGCCGACAATTAAAGATTTTACCTGTTCCATATAGTT